CGCCACCTGATCGGCTTTACCAGAGGGGGCGGGTTCACTCGCCCCTTTCGTCAAGCCGAACCTGAAAGGCTTCCCATGCTGAAACCCGTCCGCACTGTTGCGCCCACGTCTGCGATCCTGTCGCTGGATGAAGCCAAGGGGCATCTGCGCGTTGACCATGACGCGGAAGATGGACTGATCAGCGATCTGATCGACGCTGTGGATGCCTATTTTGACGGCTGGGCTGGTGTGCTGGGCCGGTGTATTCGCCCGCAGACCTGGATATTCCGCACGCAAATCCTGGAAGATACCCGTCTGCCTTTCCCGGATGTGCAGTCTGCCGTCGTAAAGTATCTGGACGCCGCGCAGGTCGAGCAAACCCTTTCGCCCGCCAATTATCGGCTGCATAACGATGATATGGGCGGGCTGATGGAACTGGTCAGCGGTGCCGTGCAGCCTTCGGTGTTTGACCGGATCGACGCGGTGCGGATTGAAGCGGTCTATGGAATGGCGAGCGTCCCTGCCGCCATAAAGCAGGCTGCGCTTCTGTATGTGGGCTACCTCTATCAGAACCGCGAAGGCGGCGGCGAAAAGCCGGGTGCGGTGGACATGCTGATTGCCCCTTTTCGGATGCCGGGCTTCTAATGGACGCGGGCGCACTTGACCGCCGCATTGAGATTTGGCGCGCGGCAATAGTGGATGATGGTTTCAGCCAGGTAGTGGGCGAGCCTGCCTTGCTGCGCACCATGTGGGCTTCCAAGCGTGACGTGAGCGACAGTGAGCGTTTCAGCAAGGGGCAGGCGGAAGCGATGCTGACAACCCGGTTTCGGGTGCGGTGGAGCGTGGGTTCAGCTGATATTCGCACCAGTGACCGGCTGCGCTGCGAAGGGCGCACCTATAATGTAATCGGGATCAAGGAAATTGGTCGCCGTGAAGGGCTGGAGATCACCGCACGGGCAGACGTGTAGTGATCCCGGCCCGAACATCCGTCAATCGTGAAGCAACTGTATCGGCAAATGCCGACTGAAGGAGATTAACCATGCCTGCTATCAACATAACCTCTCTTGCTGCTGGCCCTATTGCGCTGGCGCAAACCACTCTGACTGCCTCGGACACAATCGCGTACACTGAAGGGGTTGGCATGGTCCTTACCCTTCGTAATGCCACCGCAGGCGCGCTGTCTCCGGTTATTACGGGGTCTGCCGCCACGCCGGTAAGCGTGCCGCGATATGGGCAAGCGCCTGTCGCTGGCGGTCTTGCGGTAGGGCCTATTGCAGCCGGTGCCGCCGTCGCCATTCCCTTGGATACTCGTTCCGCATGGTTGCAGGGCAACATCACAATTACCGGTGGAACCGGGATTGTTGCGACTCTGACAAGAATGAGTTGATCGGCTTAAGAGCGGGGCGGAAATGGAAGAAGAGTTCCGCGCGGCGCTTCTTTCGGCATCGGGCGTTTCAGCCCTGACCGGGCTTGTGTCGTGGCGAAGCGTTCCGCAGGGATTGCCGCCCCCTTTCGTGGTCCTTTACGGGATCAGCGATGTGAACGGGCACACGCTGGAAGGCCCGGACGGCCTGTCCCAAGCGCGGGTTCAGGCGGATTGCTACGCAATCACACATGGGCAGGCGAAGGTGCTTGCCCGCGCCGTGCGCGCCGCGATGGACGGCTTTAAGGGCGGATCGATCCAAGGCGTGTTTCACGCCGGGACGAGAGACAAAGACATCAGCGGGACAAGCGAGACGGATCAGCCCTTTGGCGTCTCGGTTGATTTCCTCATCCACTACAACATGGGCTAAGGAGACGAAAAATGACTGACCAGATTATCGCATACGGCGCGATTGTCGAACGCTCGCAAAACGGCGTCACTTGGGCGAGGATTCCCGAATGCAAGGGGGTTGCCATTCCTGCCGTGACAACGGAGTATCAGGATGCGACTTCGCTTGACAGTCCGAACGGATTCAGGGAATTCGTGAAGGGCATGAAAGATGCGGGAGAGATTACGGTGCCTGCTGGCTACACCACGGCGGGGTATCAGCAACAACTGTCAGATCAGAACTTCAACGGCCTGATCTATTATCGCACTACGTTGCGCCCTTCTCCGGCTCAAAGCACGGGCGATGTGTTTGAGTTCCGGGGCTTCCCGACACCGGAAATTGAAACGGGCGACCTTGCCGCACCGATCAATATGAACATCAGGATTAAGGTGTCGGGCGCACCGGTATGGACTGCGGGGCTTGGGCTGTGAACAGCGCGCGCGGTCACGTTCCCTTTCAGGCGGGCGGCAAGGATTATACCTTGGCGCTCACAACCAACGCCATGGTTCGGTATCAGGACGCGGCAGGGGAAACCCTGCTGCGGGGCCTGTCCAAACTTCAGGAGGATGTCGCGGATATGGTGCGGCTCCGTCGCCTGATTTGGGCGGGGCTTTCGCATCATGGCGGCATTACGGAAGATGACGCTGGCAATCTGATCGATGAGGTCGGGCTTATGCCCTCGATCATTCTGCTTTCCAACGCATCGAAGCTGGCCTTCCCTGAAATTGCCGCGAAAGATGATGCGGGTGACTCGGGAAACGGCAGGAAGCCGACCAAGCGGGCGGCGACCACGTAACCGTTCTTTGGGGCCAGTGGTTATCTGCTGGCCTTGATACTGATCTTTTCTGGCGCATCGTTCCGCGTGAAGCGGTCATGATCCTGGACAATGATCGAAAGCGCCGCGTGCGTGAACATGACGACGCTCGGGCGCGGTCTTACGAAATGGCAACGCTGGTCAGCTATGCCTTTCACTCCCCCAACAAGATGCCGAAATTCAAGCCAAGTCGGCTTGAGCGTGAGGCGCTTTCGGACGAGGCGGCGCAGGCCCATGTGCGCGCCCATTTGATTGCTTGGGCAATGTCTGGGAATCAGGGTTCTGTGTAATGTCGGCAAGCATGACAATCAGCGGCTTCAAGGAACTTGATGCCCTTCTACAGTCCATGCCCGGAAGGTTGGTGAGGCCGGGCGTCGATGCTGGCCTTCGCAAGGCGTTGCAGCCGGTTGCGGCTGCGGCGCGCAGCATGGCCCCTGGCAGTCTGGGCGGTCGCATAAAGATTGCCCCGAAAATCAAGGCCAGCCAAATGGCGAAATCGCTGGTGAAGCCCGGAAAGGGGCGGCGCGTCATGTATGTTGGGGCAACCGCGCCCCATGCCCATTTGGTCGAGTTTGGCACGGTGCCGCGCTACCAGAAGACCAAGGGCAACAAATACGTTGGCATCATGCCCCCCAAACCGTTCCTGCGCCCGGCTTGGGATGCACACAAGGATAAGGTGCTTGCCACGCTGGCAGAGGCGGTGCGCGAAGAGATTACCAAGGCGCTGGGCAGGCGGGTTGAAAAGGCAACCTTCATCGGCCCGATAAAGCCTAAGCTTCCCAGAAAGCGCAAATAATGGGCAAACGTTGGACCTCCATGTTTGTGGCGCAGATTGCCGATGCTCCGATTGAGCAAGGTCCGGCGATCATGGCCAGACGGTCTAAAGCCGTAATGGGTGCATCGCATGGCTGAGGAAATCGGTGCGCTTCGCGCGCTTCTGGCGCTGGAAAGTGCGGCCTTTGATCGGGGCGTGCAGAGCGCCCGCCGTCAACTGGCGGGCCTTGAAGATCGTATGCAGCGCGCAGGCGATAAGGTCGTCAAATTCGGCGACAAAGTGAATCGGGAGGGCGCGACGGCTCTGCGCACGTTTGACCGGGCCGCGCGGATGCCAAGCAATGGGCTGCAAAACCTGGGTTTTCAGGTGCAGGACTTTGCTGTCCAGGTCGGCGCGGGCACTTCGGCATCGCAGGCATTGGCGCAGCAGCTTCCGCAGTTGCTTTCCGGGTTCGGCCTGCTGGGGATTGCGCTTGGCACGGCTTCTGCGGTCTTGATTTGCGGGACAGGTGCGCGGATTCTCCGAATATCTGGCGGGCGTGGCCATTGGCCAGACGCTGGACGGGCTTCTAGAGACCGTCACCGCGCTGAATGCACCTCTTCAAGAGGTGCAGGACCGTTTTGTCACACTGGCGGAAACCAAGGCGCAACTCGCAAGTATTTCAAACGAGGATAGTTATGGCCTCTTTACGGCGCGCGAGGCGGTGGCGGCGGCGCAAGACAGCCTAGATGCTGCTGGGGCGGCGCTTGGGCTGACCGCCGATCAGGCTCTTCTTCTTAAGAACGCCATAGATGAGGTAGGCCGCGCGGAAGGGGTCGCCAACATAGCCGCCGCCGCTAGTGAAGCTCTGGATGTGATGAGGCAACTTGTCCCGGAAGGGCAACAGTTGCCGGAGCCGTTGCGCGAAGCGGCTTTCGCGCTGGGCAAAATGGCCGAGCGTGCAGCAGAGGTGGCCACTGAAACGGGCGGCGTTACCGACGCGGTTGCGGCCCTGAACGTTGGACTTGCTGCTGCATATGGGCTTTACGGTGATCTGCGCAGACAAGCTGCGGCGCTGGCGGCGGAAAATCGGGCGGCGGCGGAAGCTGCGCTTGCGGCAATGCAAGTGGAGTTTTCCCCAGGTGGCCAGGCTTTGGGCCGGTATGGAAGCCGCGCCCCTGGGGGCACATCTGCGCAGAACGATCTGGCGCGGCGCAACGCTGCCGCCCTAACGGAAGTGTCAAGCGCCGCGTCTTCTGCCGCGCGGTCCATGGCGACGGCCCGTGGCGAGGCGGAAGACCTCGCTTCCGAGTTGGGCGATGTAGATGAAAAAGCGCAATCGCTGGCAGAAGCCATGGAAGGCCAGTTGGCATCTGCGGTTGATGGGCTGGGGGATGCGTTCGGTAATTTTGTTGCGGACGGGTTCGACAACTTCAAGGATTTTGCAGACGGCATAGTCAGCGTGTTCAAGCGGGCGATAGCCCAAATGATTTCCACCGCTGTTGCGAACCCGATCAAGATTGCCCTTGGCCTTCCCGGCCTTGGAGGCGGCGCAGGCGGGGGATTGGGCGGGCTGGGCGGCATCATCGGCGGCTTGGGCAAGGTCGCGGCCCCGCTCTTGGCGGTAGCGGCGGCGATAAGCTTTTTCCGCAAGAAGGTCACGCAACTTGACAGCGGGTTGCGGATCACGGCGGACAGTGCCGGAACGCTGGTCGAAGAATTCCGAACCATAGAGACAAAGCGCTTCTGGGGGCTGTCGAAGAAAGTCCGCACCGATGTAAACGTTGCCGGGTCGGATATGGCCGATCCGATCATTGCAGCGGTGTCCGGTATCCGGGAGCAATCGCTTGCGCTGGCGGCAACCATCGGGCTGGGTGAGGATGCCTTTGCATCCTTTGCCTATAACGTATCGCTGTCCCTAAAGGGATTGAGTGCTGAACAGGCACAGGCGGCAATTCAGGCCGAACTTGCCAAGATCGGCGATGCCTTTGCCAACGCCGCGCTTGGCTGGTACGAGGTGACGGAAGGCGTCTTGCTTGAAGGCGAAAGCTGGACGCAGGCGCTGGAACGCCTGTCCGGCGCACTGACCACTGTCAACGCCACGATGGCCTACCTGGACAAGGCCCTGTTTGATGTGACGGTGGCCGGGGCAAAGGCGGCTTCCGAACTGGTCAACCTTTTCGGCGGGCTGGATCAATTCAATGCGGCGCAGTCCGCGTACCTGGAATTGTTCTATTCCGATCAGGAAAAGCTGAGCCTTGCCCTTGCCGATTTGTCCAAGACGTTCGCGGGGCTTGGCGTCACGGTGCCCGAGTCGAACGCGGCATTCCGCAAGCTGGTGGAGTCACAAGACCTTACCACTACTGCGGGCCGCGAAATGTACGCTGCCCTGCTGAAGCTTGCCCCGACCTTCGATCAAGTCAAAAAGATGGCTGCGGAAATGGCCACGGAAGTTGCCGGGCCTGATCTTGTCGCCAAGGCACGGGCAGACTTGGCGCGCGCGATAGACGCGGAACAGGACGCGCTGAAGCTGCGGCTTGATGCAGCGCAGGACGCGCTTAGGGAAACGCAAGGCGTGGTGGATGCGCTGCGCA